GCAGACGGTGCCGACCGATGGCGCGTTCCACGTCCGCGTGCTGGACGGCGGGCTTCCCGGTTAGTGCCGCGCGGCGTAGCGTGTCGGCATGGGTTTCCTCGACACGCTCTTTCGCCGCTCCGCCCCAGTGACGCCGACGCCGGACGACGTCGTGACGATGGGGATCGATGACACGATCATGCCCGGCCACGTATCGGGCGGCGTCTACAAGCAGAGCGCACCGCCTCCGCGCGGATCGTACGAACTCCTCGACCTGTTCAAGTCCTCGCCGTGGCTCCGCGCGACGACGCACAAGATTGCGTCGTCGTTCGCGTCGATCGAATGGAAGGTCTACGCCCGACAGTCGCGCGTCGCTGACGGCTCGACGAAGTACGTCGCCGACAACGTCCTTCGTTCCGCGCCGCCTGCTTTGCGTCCTGCGCTCATTCGCAAGGCGCGTGCCTCGGGCGACCTCGTGCTGCTCGACGAGCACCCGCTTCAGGTTCTACTCGACAAGCCGAACCCGCTCATGTCTGGCCGCGCGTTCCGGCAGGTGTGTCAGGTTCATCTCGACCTGCTCGGCGAGACATACATCGTTCTCGACACGAACCCCGCCGGAATGCCGGTGCGGATGTGGCCGATCCCGCCGACGTGGGTCAAGCAAGTTCCCACGGAGACAAACCCTGTCTTCCGCGTCGAGGTCGACGGCAGCTCGTTCGACGTGCCGATCGAGAACATGCTCGTCATCCGCGACCAGAATCCCGCCGATCCCTACGGTCGCGGAGTCGGAACCGGCATCGCGCTCGCCGACGAACTCGACATCGACGAGTTCGCCGCGAAGCACGTCGCAACGTGGTTCCACAACAAGGGTATGCCCGACATGCTCATTTCGCTCGAAGGCGCGTCGCGGCCTCTCCTCGAAGAAGCGAAACGCCGATGGGACAACGCCACGCGCGGATTCGCCAAGGCGTATCGCACCCACTGGACCGGAGCGAAGCTCGACGTCAAGCGACTCGACACCGCGTTCAAGGACATGGCGTTGATCGAGATCCGCTCCTTCGAGCGGAACACCATCGTTCAGGTGTTCGGCGTCCCGCCTGAGAAGCTCGGCATCATCGAGAACTCGAATCGCTCGACGTCGGAGTCGGCGCAGTTCATCTTCGCAAACGACGTCCTCGTCCCGCGTGCGGAACTCTGGCGCGCCGAACTTCAGAACAAGCTCGTCGCTCGCTTCGACCAACGGCTGATCCTCGATTACGAGTCGCCTGTCCCCGGCGACCGCGAATACAAGCTGCGCACGATGCAGGCGTTCGCGGAGATGTTCACCATCGACGAGATCCGCGCGCTCGCCGAGATGGACCCGCTGCCCGATGGCAAGGGCAACGCGTTCATCGTCACGCAGGGGAAGTCGTATCTCGAAGACCTGTCGAAGCTCTCGACGCCACCGGTGTACGGCTACCACCTCTCGGCTGGCGTGCTCACGAACGACGAAGTCCGCGCCGGCCTCGGTCTGCCGCCCGCTCCGAACTGGGGTGGCGATCGCGCCGTTGGCATGTACGTCGACCCGAACATGCTGCTCGCCTCGCCGGACGGGACGTCGCCGTTGCCGCCCGATGTGCAGATGGCGAACACCGCCGTCGTCGAGCGCGCGCGCCGCTCGCTGCCGCGCGTACGCCGTTCGATCTCAAAGGCGCAGATCGACGCGCTCCTCGAAGCCGTCAACGTCGACGCGCTCGGCAAGCGCCTCGAACCGCTCGTCCGTCAACTCGTCGAAGCGTGGGGCAACGACACGCTCAAATCCGTCGAGAGCGCGACGACCGGCTTCGACCGTCAGTCGTTCGATCTGAACGACCCGAACGTGAAGGCGCACCTGCGCGAGTACGTCACCGACCGACTCGGTCGCCTCGTCAACACGACGACGAAGGCCGAACTGAAGACGGCGATCGAGGCATCGATCGAGAACGACGAGGACCCGGCGGAGGCGGTGCGCGCGGTGTTCACGCGCGCGGAGATCGAGCGCAGCGACATCATCGCCGAGACGGAGGTGCGTCGCTCGTCGATGTTCGCAACGAAGGAAGCGATGACGCAGTCGGGCGTCGTCATGCAGAACGAGTGGCTGTCGACGATGGACGGTCGCGCGCGCGACGAGCACCGCGCGATGGACGAGCAGCGGCGCGACCTCGACAAGCCGTTCGAGTGCACGCTCGGCAGGTACTCCGGCGCGCGCACGATGTACCCCGGCGGCTTCGGCATCGGTGCTCTTGACATCAACTGCCGCTGCGCCATCGCTCCGTCGCTCGTCGTCGAGGACGACGCCGTCGTTCCGGCGAGCGCGTATCGCAACGGCGAGGTCGTCGTGTCGACGATGACGAAGGATGAGCGTGAGTCCGTGTGGCGTGCGCTCGACCGCAAGGCGCAGGCGTGGGACGCGCGCTACTCGAAGTCCCTTTCCGCCGGGTTCCGTGAACAAGAGCGCGCCGTTCTCGACGCGCTCGCCAAGCTGTGAGGCGTCGACCGACGCAAGGAGAAGACCGATGAAGCTACTGAACCTGAAGGCGTGGAAGTCCGCCTTTGTTGAGAAGAAGAACGACGCCCGCCTCGACGCGGGCGTTGCCATGACTCCGCTCGTCGTCGCTCCCGCCGTCGTCGAGGTCGCCGCGAAGCGAGCGAACGTCGACGCCGTCGCGCGGATGCTCCGCGAGATCGAGATGCCTGACGTCGACGTCGAGCGCGCCCTCGATGGCGTCGACGCTGGCGACGTCGTGGCGACGTACACGATGAGCACCGACGTCGTCGACCGACCCGGCGACCGCATCGATCAGACGGGATGGGACCTCTCCGAGTTCCGCTCGAACCCCGTCATGTTGTTCGGTCACGACGCGAACTCGCCGCCGGTCGGCAAGGCGCTCGGTGCCGCCGTCGTCGCGGGCGCTCTGCGCGGCACGTTCAAGTTCACGCCTGAGAGCGTGTACGCGTTCGGCGCGACTGTAGGTCGTCTCGTCAAGGGCGGTTTCCTCTCGGCAGGATCCGTTGGTTTCATGCCCGTCGACGTGCGCGTCGCTGAGGATCGAATCAACCCTGACGATGCGTGGTCGCGTCTTCAGCCTCCGCTCGACTTCGTGAAGTCGAAGCTGTTGGAGTTCTCCGCCGTCCCGATCCCCGCGAACCCCGAGGCGCTCGTCGACGCGAAATCCATCGGCAACGCCGACCTCGCCGTCGTCCGCGCGTGGGCGGAACGCGTGCTTGCCGGCGAAGGCGACCGCGTCGTCGTTCTGCCGCGCGCGACCGTCGAGCGCATGGCGAAGATCGGGAAGCGTTCGTCGCTCGTGTTCGATGTCGGCGGTGTCGGCGGCCTCGACGTGAAGCTCGCCGAGATGCCGCCGATCGAGATCAGCGTCGAAGTCTCCGTTGGCGAGGAGCCGTCGATAGAAGGCGAGCCGGTGTCCGAGGAGGGTGAACCCGTCTCCGGCGAGGGCGAGCCTGTCTCCGGCGAGGGCGAACCAGTGATGGGCTTCGACGAGGAGACGATGGCGATGTGTCCGTCGTGCGGCTACTCGGCGAAGGCGAGCGAGTTCCCTCCGTCGAACGAACCCGGAACGCTCGTCTGCAAGAAGTGCGGACACGTCGACAAGGCAGAGGCGTTCGTGCAGCCAAGCACGAAGTCGATGAAGGCGTACGAATCGATCGACTTCTCGCCGCCGGAAGGTGTGCGTGAGGCGTGCGCGCAGGGTGTCGAGTGGTACGACGAGGGCAAGGGCGGCGACGGCCTCGTCGAGGAGACGATCGCGTGGGCGAAGAAGCTTGCAGCGGGCGACCCGATCACGCCGGAGAAGGTGCGACTGATGAACGCGTGGCTCGCGCGCCACGCCGTCGATCTCGACGCCGAAGGAGCGAAGCCCGGCGACGACGGATACCCGTCACCCGGTCGCGTCGCGTGGGCGCTCTGGGGCGGCGACGCGGCGGTGCCGTGGTCGGCGAAGCTCGTTGCGGCGATGGACGCCGAGGACTCGGCTAGCGCCGAGGAGAGCGCCGCCGCTTCCGCTGCACTTCCAAACGGATCGAAGGGCTGGCACTCTGACTTCGCTTCGCCGCAGGCGCTCCGCGCCTTCGTCGATGAAGTGACGAAGGTCGCCGTCGAGAAGGCGATTCTTGCAACGACCGGGCGACTGCCCGACTGAAGGAGAAGAAC